AGTTTTGTTACTAAAACTATTCCGCAACCCCTGATGTAATGGTTTAGGTGGAGATTCAAGTCCGGTCCAGGCATATCCGCTGTGCTCTAAACTTAATTTTGGAATAAATTCTTCATTGACTATGCACAGGTATGTGTGAAAGTTAAAAACTTTATCGTTGCTGATAAATGTTTCAATAGGTAAACTTTTAATTATTTCAGGAAGAAATCCAACTTCTTCAACTATCTCTCGTTGAAGTCCTTGCCACGGAGTTTCGGATAGTTCTGTAGTTCCTCCAACAATACTCCATACACCTTGATGTTTACCGTTGGCTTTCTGTAAGTAAAGTATTTTTTTAGTGCTTTTTGAGTAAAATATTGCACCGCTACAGACAATTTTTTCTTTAGATTCCAAGACTCCAGTTTCCTCTTTGATACTCGCCCTCAAAGCTCTTACTCCAATACACACCATTCCATTTATACTGTGTATTACTATACTCGTTGGTCATATATAAGATAATATCATTGCTCTCTTGAGCATCAAATATTACGTTCCAAGTATTGCCGTCCCACTCAATTATGTCGTCAGCTTCTGCAATAAAATCACTGCCGTTAGTATTTTTCCAAGCATCAGGACCGTCTTCATTCATATATAATTCGTATTTGATAATGCTACCTGAGGCAGCTGGATTATCTAATGTAATATAGTAGTTGCCAATTTCTTTATTATCAGGTACTCTGCTACTACCCGAGCCTACTTCAACGCCATCAACAAATATTTTATGATCGTAAACTTTTTTATGCAATACATCAGTATTGATAGTATATACGCTATTTTCAGCAGTGAACGTATCTCTAATGCCACCTCCAATGCTTTCTAAAATAAGATATCTAGTACCAGGCACTACATTAGATGGTCTAGTTCTTCTTGGATCAATTATAGCATCAAAGGTGCCTAGGTTAGATCTAAAATTTGACACGATTGGAGTGTTTGATGGATATGTGTCAATATCCCAATTTACCTGTAACACAGTATCGTCAAGTTGATTTACTGTACAATAACCGATTACGTATGTACCGTCCGGTTGTTTAAGATAAATTTTACTCAATCCTGGTTTATATAAATCAGGATATTGCTCTAAAAGCTGTAACCAAGATATGTAAGATCCATTATTTACTAATCTTATTTGATTCCCATCAACTTCAATATTATCATTGCCGGGTGTAGAATTTATATTTGATAAAGGTGTAGCGATCCATGATCCATTTAATCCTATATTGCTATCACTACCAAACCCGTCAACAAATGCATCATTTCTATCAGTTATACCGCCTAAAATACTAGTAACAATATTAGTAACAACACCAAGACGTTTTACTTTAGCTGGGGGACTAATATAGATCGGTGTTTCTAAAGATAATGAAGCGATGTCAATTTCTGTTGCCGCACCTACTGGTATACTTCTACTACTATAATTTACTTGAGTAAGGTCAACTACAGTTAAACTAGTCCAGTCAACATAATTATCTGTAGTTTGAATTTCTAAACTAGGATTAAACAGCATTAATATTTGCTCAAGTATCTGTAATTTTTGATCATTACTAGTAGACCAAATATCAACTTTTACAGATAATTTATAAGGAGTGGGCATAAGACGTTCAATAGTATAACTGTTACCTTGATTAGTGGTATAGTTTCCGTCTTGATCTACTTCGCGTTCTCTTACATGTACCTTACCTACAAAACTAGGATCTCCTAGACGACTATTATCTAATTCTAATCCGGTAATGTAGACTGATATCCTAGGGGCACTTACTACAGTATTTTCACTATTCTGATTAATGATATTAGCCACTTGTCTATCCGGATCACCATATACTACCGGAACACGTACCAGTGTTCCATCCCCGTATTTTATAACGAAGTTGCTCACTAATCTCATGATTTGCAAAAGATATCTTCTTATTTGACCATCGTAAAAATATTGCATTATAAATCAGCCTTTGGTTTAAGAGCCTTGCTAATAGCCACTCTTTCGTTTGTTGAACCAGAATATAGCTGCCATTCTATTTCATAATCAGTTGGTGCTGCTTCACTAAATGTCAACAACACTTTACCGCCGGTTCCTGAACTAGCAGTTACTGACGGAACAAGACTGTCACCAAAATTAACATTGGCAAACATACCTGCTACATAAGTTTGAGTAAGGAGATGTTGTTTAAATCCTATAAGTGTAATTTGTCTGTTAGACACAGTGGTTATGCCCGTTGTACTTACCAATTTATAAGTGCCAATGCCTCCCGAACCTGACAATATAGATTCAATTTCTACACTATTATAGACATTTGCATCAGTGGGAATTTTTGGTAAATTAAACACATACCCTGTTTTAATAATCTTACCTGGCGGCATGTAACTTACAGTAAGAACAAGATCAGTTCCTACAGTAGCTATAGATGCTGTAACTTTAAATTCTTCAACTCTATAAACATCGCTGGCAATAAATCCAACTCCAACTTTATTACTATTGTTAATAAATGTTCCTTTGAGTGTACTTCTAGTGTCAGTGTTAGTCATTGTCATGCGTACATCGTCTTCTCTTCTGACCCATCGAGCCCCATCATATCGAAATAATCTGTTAGGTAAAAAATCAGTTCTTAAGAAGAAATCACCGTCATAGGGATTATTGGGAAATTGTATTCCGTGCCCAAAGTCAACACCGTTCTCTGGAACTCCGTCACCAACTAGGTAACCTTGGTAGCCGCTGCGCTTTGGTCTCTTTAAAACTCTACTAGCATCAATGTTAGTAGATGACGAGTCTGGAGGAAAACTAGTATCGTCAACTGACTCTAGTGCAGCGTGACCAGATGCATCAACTGCTAATGTGTACAGATGTCGAGTTTCGTAACCGCTCTTGGGAGCGTCTGCTTCTGCTTGAGCAATTAATTGATCGTTTATGTCTAATACTTTTTGTTGAGTACTTAACAACTCACGCAACGTATTATTAGTTTCTTCACCAGTTACTGGATCAACAATCTTCTGATCAAAAATTTCTTTATACTGTTGACTGTCACTGATTTTAGTTAATTTTAATCTGTATAAATGAGGATACCATGTTGGACTAAATCCTTCAGCAGCTCGGCCTACATCACTGATAACATAGTATCTAGGTAGACTTACATCTAAATCGTTAAGAGCAAACTCATCTTTGAGATGCGGAATTTCTAATACATCTCCGCTAATAGGTTTGCGGCCAACAGTATTAACAAAATCGTTGATATGTATGGTCATGTACAATGTGTCGTTATCGAGAAATAAACCAAACTGACTTAAATTAAAGTCAAGATCTTGTACGTTATAAACGCCTCGTATTCTATAAATGCTAGGATCATACTTTCTATCTCGGTTTTCTAAAAACAGTAGATCTTGTATGTTTTTAACATTGTACGAATCAATAGTGGGTTGATCAGCAGTACCGTTAGCTACTAGGGATGGACCCATGTATTTGTGAACGTAAACGTCTGTTCCGCCAACCTGAAACATCTCAGATGCTTGGCGATCTATAAATTTGTAGTCGTTGCCCTTTTCGGGACGGTAAAGTGATAAACGTGGCATAGTACAGTATTTATTCGATAAATATACTGGGAGACACCAATGTTAGAAATTAATGTTCAAGCTGAAAAACAGAAAGTTTACGACTATGTTCGCGCCATGCTAGGCGACGGGATGATTGACGTTGAACTTGACCCTATACACTACGAAGCAGCTCTTAATAAAACGCTATCTAGATTTAGACAGCGCAGCCCAAATGCGGTTGAAGAAAGCTACATGTTTATTGAGTTAGAAAGAGATACTAATGATTACAAACTTCCTGACGAAATTGTTGAAGTAAGATCAGTGTTTAGACGATCGCTAGGAAGTAGATCTGTAGGCACAGGCACTAATTTTGAGCCATTTAATTTAGCCTATACTAATACATATTTGTTAAATGCAACAACACTTGGTGGTATTGCTACATATGATTTCTTTGCACAATATCAAGAAATGGTAGGACGTATGTTTGGTAGCTACATTGAATTTCAGTGGATTCCGTATTCGCATACATTACGTATTCTACAAAGACCGTTTACTGAAAAAGAAACATTACTGTTAAGATGCTATAATTACAGACCAGATTTTAATCTTATTAATGACATCTATGCAGGACAGTGGATTAAAGATTATACTCTAGCTATCTGTAAAGGTATACTAGGAGAAGCACGTAGCAAATTTGGAACTATTGCTGGGCCTCAAGGAGGAACGCAGTTAAATGGTGCCGATCTTAAATCTGCCAGCAAAGAAGAATTAGAAAAATTAGACAAAGAACTAGAAACTCTAATCAGTGGCGGAACTGGTTATACATTTGTAATAGGTTAATATGAAAGTTCAAGAAATTATCACCGAAGCAAAAGTAAAACAGGCTAAAATGACCAAGCGTCAAAATCAGTCTACTCGAGGTGTACACACATTTGGAGACGCAGAAAGAGCTAACAGTGACTATGTTCAATTTCGTGTAGGCATGGCGGCGGCATCGACCGATGGCAAAACAATGCCTGACATAGATGCTAAAAGTTGGATTGGCAAACGCAAAGCTGCATTTCCTTATACCAAAGAAGAAGCAGACATACTCAAGATGGCGTACAAAGCCGCTGGTGCCGATTATAAAGATGTCAATGACGGCAACATGAACAGCGAAGAATTAAACACTACAAATAAAACAAGCCCTGTTGCTAAACCAAAACGCAACAAATATGGCGTATAAATTCTTGACAAAGTTATAAAATAGTATAAAATATAGTATCACCTAGGAGATACTATGATCATTGGCTTCGTTGGATTTATCGGTTCGGGCAAAGATACTGCCGCAGACTATCTTGTTAACTTTCACGGATTCCGCCGTGATTCATTTGCTAATACACTTAAAGATGCTGTTGCCGCAGTATTTGGATGGGACAGAACCCTGTTAGAAGGCCGCACCAAAGAAGCCCGTGAGTGGCGTGAGCGTGTAGATCCTTGGTGGGCAGAACGACTCAATATGCCTAACCTAACTCCTCGATGGATTTTGCAATACTGGGGTACAGAAGTTTGCCGACAAGGTTTTCACGACGACGTTTGGATTGCCAGTTTAGAAAACAAAATGCGTAAGACCAGTGATAATATTGTTATTTCAGATGTGCGATTTCCTAACGAAATTAAAGCCATTCATAACGCAGGCGGCAAAGTAGTGCGAGTAGTTCGAGGTGCTGACCCAGGGTGGTATCAAGATGCACTTAATGTAAATGCTGGTCCAACAAATATGTCATGGGCTATTAGCAAAGCACGTATGGAAGCACTAAAAATTCATGCCAGCGAAACAGCATGGATAGGTCGAGGAATAGACTGCGAAATTGATAACAACGGCAGTATTGATGATTTATTCTCGCAGATTAGAAATCTGGTTGAAGATCAGCTCGTCGCCAGTTAAATCCTTCTTTAGCTAGTGTGCGTTGACAATTGGCACATATACACTTAAGATTAGTAAGTTTAGTATTGTTTAAGTTTCCGTCCATGTGAAAGACGTTAAACTGCTCTCTGTGTTTGCTTTTAAAGCCACACTTATCACAAGAGTTACTTAACCTAAATCCATCTCTATACCATTTAGGGATACCCTTACTTACTCCGCCAATAAGACATACTTCGCATTTTTTGCGATAGTATGTTTTACCATTTTTATGGTAGTTGATAGCGGCGGGTCTAAAACCGCAAATGCATAATGGTCTGGGCATACTGTATTTATGCTCACCTTTTTAACCCCTTTTCATAGGTGTATTACGGGTCCATTTTAGAAAAAACCGCTAAATAAAAGTATAATGAAACCCCATAGGAGAGTTTAATATGGCATTAACTTCACCAGGCGTAGAAGTCAAAGTTGTTGACGAA